GCCGCCACGCCCAGCACCGCCGGAACGCGGGTGAACGCCTGGAGATCGTCGTTGATAATGACCTTGCGCGTCAGGGCAACCAGACCGCCAAACGTCGCCAGCGAATAACTGACGTTGTTATCGGTCAGTTGCAGGTGGTGGAACTCACCCTTTTCGTTCAACTGCGGGAGCGCGGGCGCGTCGGCGAGCAGGACGCGGTTGATGGGCTTGAAGTCCTGCGCCGTCACTTGCCGGCAGAATGGCTGGAAGGTGCGCGGATAGGCTTCATAACCTTGGCGAAGCGTCTTGTTGGCGACATTGGCCACAATCGCCGGGAAGTCCGACGTGGACTCAGCGCCGCCGGCGAAGAACTCCGGCCCGCGAGACGGCCCCTGAAGCGCCAACTCCGCGATCCGCGTTATGTCCATGCCACGCGCGGGGACGCCTTTGAGCTGGAGGTACTCCTTGGCCATGTCGATGAGCTTGAAGTTGCGGTACTCACGCGCCATCTCCTCGGCCCGGGCGTGGTGTTCAGGCCCACAGCCGTTGAGATACTCGCCGCGATCGTTGCCGTTATGGTCCCGGTGGCGGGCCAGGAAGAACCGACCATCGGCCCGCAGCAACAGGGCCATCTGCATACACGCGAGGCGGGTTTCCATCCCGTCACGGCTCACCGAGCCGCCGCTTTCGCTACGAATCGGAAACTCGGGAGGCTCGACGCCGGGTCGCGGCGGCATCGCTTGCTGCCCTTTCTTCGCGAGCTGGTTAAACAGCTCCTTCCGGGCCTGGTCGACCGAGACGCCTTTGGCGACGAAGTCATTGATGACGGCCCCATCGACGCCACACTGAGTTGCGACAGAGCGCAGCGATTCAATCTCGCTAACGCGCAGCCGCTCGGCCTGGACCGCCTCATCGCGCGCGGCGGCCAAAGCCCGTTCGTTGACGACTTCTTTCACAGTCGGGGCTTCCGCGCCCGTTTGATGAATCGGTTCCGGCATTGCTGGGTTCTCCTTCTTTGTTTGTGGGCTGATGGCCCGTAATCGATCGATCACGCCGGAATCCGGCGTGCCGAAAATCGTGACTTCTCCGGTGGGTTGTGCGCTCAAAAAGCACGTGTTGAAATCGGCGGGGACCGTGCATGGGGAGATTTCAAAGGGCTCCCAATCGACAGCCTTGAACATGCCGATTTCCTTGTCGTTCACGTACGGCGGCTTGCCTTCGGGCAGGCCCTCAACCTGAGCGTCTACTTTTTCACGCTTGTACACGAACGTGCCGAAGCTCAGGTTCTGGAGGATGCCTGCCGTGGCCTTGCGGAACATCTCGGCTCCGTCGGGATCGCCCAAATCAAACTGCAGCGTGGCCATGCCCTTGTCCGCGTTGGGCCACGCGCGGCGGACGACGCCCACCTGTGCGCGAGTGCCGACCTTGCCCGCAACGAGTGACTTGAAATCGTCCCCAGTGAAGTGGGTATCGAAAACCGGCGCGCCGTTGTTTAACCGGTCGAAGCGGCAACCCTGCATATCGAGCTTGAGCATGTAGGGCTCGCCCGTGGAGCGATCGACGCGCGGGACGTAGGCTCCGCTGTACCAGACCACGTCGATCGTGCCGTCTTTGGAGTTGGCGGTCGCGGGCAGAAGCTGGGCTTCGGAGAACACTTCCGTATCAGCACTCACGGCTGCGAATGAGAGTTGCTGAGCGGCCCCGGCGCGCAAGTCGTCGTTCTTGAGGAGTGGCATGGGATCTATCCCTTCGTGGCATTGACGGCGAGGTAATCGTTCTCGCCCAATTTCTTCAACTGATAGAGCTGCTTCTGAAGCCACGCGATGTGGCCCTTGAACTTGTCGTCGCCTTCGCGGTGCCACTTGGCGAGGTGCTGATAGAAGTGGAAGTTCGACATGTCGCCGGCTTCGTAGCACTGCTTGCAGAGATCGGTGAAGCGGGCCACAGCCGCCTGCTCCGCGGCAAAGGCGTCATTCAAAATGTCGCTGACGCTATCGTGCGTGGCGGCGGACTTGGGTTCGATCGTGGGCGCGCCCTCGAGAAACAGAACGCGGCTCACGAGATGCTTCATATGGTCTTCGCATTGGTCGTAAAGTTCCTTCAAGCCGTCGGCCAGGTCGAGTCCGAGGCGCTTTGTATCGCGCTGGTCGAGAAGATACTGAAGCATCAGACTGGCTTCGAGATTGGCGGCCTCCTGAAGGCCGGCAATCACCTGTGGGTTGCCCTTCATGTCGTCCTTCCTTGTTTGGTCTTGTGTGTTCGAACGATTAGCCGTGGTAAACGCGCGAGGTGGAGTCGAAGCTACCGCCCGCTCGTGATATGCCCGCGACAAGCAAATCTTTCACCATGCCGACGTCCTCTTCTGACATTGCGGTAAGGCCCTGTTTTGGGCCCGGACCTTTGCTATTCGCCGGCGCCGGTTTGCTCGAGGGCTTTCGTTCTTCCGTGTTTGCGGACTGTTCCTGGCCGCGCAACGTAGTGTTACGGGGATCGGCATCGAGGATGATTTCGAATTTATCCACCAGCTTGTTGAACAGCGCGATCTGTTCGAGCTGCGTGGTGGGATCGAATCCGTTTTCAAGCACGGCCTCGAACCACGTTTTGCGGCCCATGCGAACGTCTTTCAATACGGCTTCCGCGTCTTTCACGGGATCGACCGACTCAAATCGTGGAGCCGTCCACTGCACCGTCCGCAAACCAATCCTGTCGCCCTTCACGGCGGACTGTGGAATCTTTCCTTGCAAGATCAGGGTGTCGGTGAACCGCCGCCACACGGGCATGCAAAACAGCGGGATCAGTGTCAGCCAACGGTATGCCTCCACCGTGTTGCGAAAGCCAAGCATGCCGCCCCGCCAGGAGGAGTAATTCACCTGGGACATGTCGCCGGTACCGAGCTCGTAGGGAAGCCCGATCCCCGCCATGATGCCCTGGAGTTCGGTCATCTTGTACTCGCGGTAGCCGCCGGCCGCAGGCGGATTATTGAATTTGACCACCTGACCGGGCTTCAAATACTCGACCATGCCCGGCTGGAAACTCTCGACCGGCAATCCACTTGAGGGATCGGTCCCCGCAAGTCCCAGCGGATCGCCGTCGACCCCTTCTGGCTGTTCGACAAACGCCGTAACGCAGGCCTCGATCTTCTTGCGGACTCGTTCCGCGTCGCAGTAGTCGTCAAGATCCCGAAGCGCCATCATTACCGGTGCCAACCACGGCACGCCACGCACCTGGCCGGGCCGCAGCACGCGATAGACATGCATGATCTGTTCGGCGGGAACTGGTTGGCTCACGATCCCGCCGCGCGGATTTAGGATCAGCACGCCACCGGGGTGATAGCTGAACAGCCAGTACGCAACACGCCGGCCCATTTCATCGAACTGGACGCCCTCCATCACGTGGCCATTGATCAAGCCCATCGTACGGGCCTGATCCAGAAAATCCGCCTCGAGCATCTGAAGCTGGAGCGGAATCCGAAGTCCCGAATCCGCCGGGCGCGGCCGGAACCGCAGAATCGCTTCGCCGCTTTCAACCATCGTGCGGACGGTCAGCGTCTGCATGCCGTAGAAGTCCAGGCGCTGCGGGGTGTCACAGGCCTCCGCAAAGTAGGGCCACTCGGCGTCGATGATCTTGTCGACGGCGGGGTTGCCGGTCTTCGCCTTCGGCACGATGCCAGTCCCCACTACGTTGCCGGCCAGCTCCTCGACCGCACGCGCCGCGTAAGGATTGTTGCGGATGAGATCGCGGCTGCGGTTGCGCAGCCAGATGAGCGATCCCATCAACTCGACGTTGGCGTCGGTCGAAGCAGCGTACCAGCCGCTCGAGCGGCGGCCGGCAGTGGCGCCCTCGTAACGGAAGCGTTGGGCGTGACGTTCCAAGTACCCAGTGGTCAGCTCCAGCGCGATACGGCTCCGCGCGCGCCGCAATGCCACGCGTGGCGACACCACGCTGAGGGCTCTATCGAAGAGGTTCATCACCACCTGTCGTAACGAGTTGGCCCGGTTGGACCGTCACCGCGCTGATGTTGCGCAAACCGGACGCGGCCGGCGGTCCCCCCGCTGGCCTTACGCAACTCCTCTTCCGTCGCCGCGATCGCCTTCAGCAGTTCGTCCATGTCGCGGTACTGGACCCGGCGTCCGTCTGGAAACTGGACGATCTTCTCGGGCCGGGCTTTCGCGGCATTCAGCGTGTCGAGGTCGGCTTGAATCTGTTCAACAGTGCGCGCCATCTTTTAGTTCCGGCCGAACCAGTTACGACTCGGTATCCATTGGTCGCCCCGTTCAGCAGGGGCTACCGGGCGCGGATCCTCAGTCATGGGCTGTCGTGCAGCGTCCTTTGCCGATGGCGGGTTTTGCCCGCGCTGGCCCTCGGCCATGCGCGCCAACCGCTCGCAGTGTACGGCTAGCTTCAAGCCACTTGAGTAAAGTGCGTACAACGCCGCATACGCCAGAACGCGTGTGTCTAGCGCTTCGTTCCTGGCGTTGGCTGGCTTGCGCCATTCCTGCCGGGGAAACCCGTTGTGGTAACGCGTGAACTTCTTCTCGGCGGTGAGCTGCTCGAAATACTCGAGGTCCCGCCCAATCGGGAAATGACAATACCCAGGCCCAGGCTTGGTGATCTTGAGCCGGTCGTAGAGCGCGGCCTTCGCCGCGTCGACGCCGATCATGAAAAACGGCGTCTGGTTCTTCCGACCAGGCTTGCGTGGCCAGATCGGAGATTCACCCGCACGTCCCTTGGTGGCGTAAACGCGGCGGTTGTAACGGTCGCGCGTATAGCGAAGCACGGTGGCGTCCTTGAATCCGCAATCGACGCACACCGCCGCGATCCTCACCGACAACCCCGAAGCGTGCGCGTACTGAGCGAGGAGCAATCCCTCGATGTGATCCCACACCTCATTCCGCGTCACATCGCCGGGGATCACGTGATACGCGATGGACCAGGATTCCTCATCGCGCCCCCAGCCGACGATTTCCATTTCGAGCCGATCGGCTTGGACGTCGACGCCGGCGGTGAGAAGCGAGACGCCATCCGGCACTTCGGCTTCGAACGGCTCGCAGCGGTTCCATAAGGCGTGCGCGTCGGTGGGAACCTCGTGTGTGTCTTCCCACAGCTCGGCGAGCACCGTGTTCAGAAACGCCTTGAGCGTCTCCGGTGACTTCTTCGCTGCCAGGAACTCGACCGCGATCTCGCCCCAGGGCTTCTTGGGAGAGATCAACTGCGACACCCGGAATCCAGGGATCGGCGACGACGGATTCGCGGCCCGGTACTCGCCGCGCTCCACCATCCACGCTTTCTGGTGATGGGGAATCAGCTCTTGACACCCCGCACACCGGTACATCGCGCCCTGCGGCTCTCCTTCGCGCCAAACGAGGCCAGCCCCTGAGCCGTCTCCGAACACGAGCACCTGGAAGTGTCCGCACCTGGGGCAGGGCACGAAGTAATCACGCTGGTCACTTTCCCGCCAGGCCAGCTCGATCCGGCTTATGCCCCTGATCGTGGGCGTGGACGCCATGACGACCTTTTTGTTGTGAGCGAACTCCGCGGTGCGTTGAACCGCCAGAGACACCGGATCGCCTTCCGTTCCGGCGCTCGGCGGATACCGGTCCACCTCATCGAGCAGGGCATAGCGGATCGGCCGCATGGCTAGGCCGGACGGTGAGATCGCACCCGTGATGGTGATGTGCCCCGCGCCGTTCGAAAACACCTTATGGAGGGTAGTGTTGTTGGAGTCCCGCGATTTTACCGGCGCGATCTTGCCGCGTAGCGCCGGCGTGCTGCGGAACATCGGCGCGATGCGGTCCTTAGAGAGCGCCTTGGCGTCCTCGGTGCGCGGCTCGACCACCAACACAGGGCCCGGATCGATGTCCGCGATGAAGCCGAGAAAGTTCAGGAGGGTTTCCGTTTTGAGGATCTGAGAACCAGACCACAGGACAACCTGGCGGGACGGATGGCCAGGACTGAGCACGTCCATCGGCTCGCGCTGGTACGGGCGCGTGCGCCACTGACCGCGCTCGGCGGCCGCCCCGCCCGTTAAGACGCGATTCTGGTCCGCCCATTGCGAGACGGTGATGTCTCGCGGCGGCAGGATCGCCGCGGCACCGGCTTCATGAATCGAGAACGGCTGCATCACCAGGAGAGCAACAAGCATTCGCCTTCCATTCGGGCGGATCATTTTTCCCTTGCTATTCCGGCCAACCGAAGGGATGAATGGGTTCGCCGGTGATCAACCGCATCGCGCTGATCGCTAGCGAAAGGAGACCAAATCAAAATGCGCACATTCACTATCGACAGCGACCACAACATCGCGGTCTACGCCTCGGCCGAGGAAGTTCCCGCCGGCGATAGCGTCCAACGCTTCACCAGCGAAAAGGAGCTTGGGAAACTTCTCGAAATGCTCAACGGTGACGAACTGATCCAGGTCTGGAACAGCTTCGCAGGCGTCGCGCCCTTCGACGACCTGAAGCCGGTCAAGAAATTCACGGACCGCAAGACTGCCGTCGCGCGGATCTGGAAGGCGGTGCAACGCCTGGGCGCCACCAAAGTTGCAGACGCCGCGCCACAGGCGGCCGACAACGCGCCGAAGAAGGCCGAGGGGACCAAGGGCGCCAAGGCCAAGAAGGGCGCGCCCCAAGCCCGCAAGGGCGGAACGAGCGAAGCGCGAAAGGGCGCGAGCGTTGCCCGCGGGGGCAGCAAGAAAGCCATCGTGCTGGACTTACTCAGCCGCAAGGATGGCGCGACGCTGGCCGAGATCGCCAAGGCGACCAACTGGCAGAACCACAGCATCCGGGGCTTCATCAGCGGAACCATCACCAAGAAGATGGGCCTCAAAGTCGACTCCAGCAAGGACGATAAGAGTGAGCGCCGGTATCGCATCATCACCAAGTGAGCCCGCGGCCATGATGATCGAGTGGGAAGACCGTGGCGAGGAGGAGCGCAAACTCCTCCTCCGTTACTTGGATCATATCAAGCAGCAACCTCCCTACACCCCTCCGCCAGCCGCGCCGAAGACAAACTGGTTTTGGCGGCTGCTCGGCCGCGTCTACCTCGCCTACCTGCGCTGGCGTTACCGCAAGAAACAGTAGTTCGCTCAACGCGCCGGCGGTTTCAATCGCCGGCGGCGTTCATCTTCTTCACATCTTCGGCCAACTCCGTGAGCCGCTCGTGCAGGTGTTCTGTTCTCAATTCAATTTCCGCACGGCGGGCGTATGTGCCGTTGATCCGCGTGATGATCCGATTCTCCAACTCGGCCAGTTCCTTCCGCACCTCGGCCAGCAGCGCCCGGTTCAACAGGCCCACGTAGGTCCCGATCAGGCCCGAGATCAGCCCCGCGGCCGCAACCACTGTGTGAAGCAGTTGTTCGTTCACGTTCCTCCTCCACGAGACGTAGTTCAGCCGACCAATCCGCGAGCGCCAGGCACAGCCCCGCGACGTCCGGGTGGCCTGCGAGTATCAGCGCTTCCACGGCGGCTATTTCGGCGCGGCACCGTTCGGCCTCACGCTGCAACTGAGCTTCGCTCTCGTGCGACTTCATCGAAGCTTCGGCCATCACCCTCAAGGCTGACGGCGGTGCCGCCGTAATCTTCGAACCTGCGCACGATCACGTCGCAATACTTCGGTTCGAGTTCCATGAGCCGCGCCTGGCGTCCGGTCTTTTGGCAGGCGATGACCGTCGAGCCGGATCCGGCAAACGGATCAAGCACTGTGTCGCGGCTTTTGCTGGAGTTGCGAATCGCGCGTTCCACCAACTCGATGGGCTTCATCGTCGGGTGGAGATCGTTCGAGACAGGCTTTTTCACGAGCCACACGTCGCCCTGGTCGCGGGCGCCGCACCAGAAGTGGTCCACGCCCTCTTTCCACCCGTAGAGAATCGGCTCGTACTGCCGTTGGTAATCCGAGCGGCCCATGGTGAACGCATTCTTGGCCCAGATGACAAACGTGGACCAGTGGCCGCCAGCTTCTGTAAACGCTCGATAGAGCGTGTGCAGCTCCGAGGAGGACATACAGATATAGATGGCGCCCTTGGTCACCGCGAGCATGTTCACGCACGCATCGCGCAGGAACTGTTCGAAGCCTTTGCCAAGATCGTCATTGGCGATCTTGCGCTTCTTGCCACGCAACTTGTCCTTCATCGTCGCGCCGTAGTTCACGTTGTACGGCGGGTCCGTGAAGACCATGTCCGCGAGGCCGCCAGCCAGCACCTTCTCGACGGCTTCCATCTGCGTCGCGTCGCCGCAGAGGAGGCGGTGCGGGCCCAGCAGCCACACGTCTCCGAGCTTGGTGATCGCTGTCTCCGGAGTCTGCGGAACGGCGTCCTCATCCGTGTTGCCAGTGACCTCTGCTCCTGGCTCAACCAGCATGGCCTGGAGTTCCTCGTCGGAGAAGCCGAGAAGATCGAGATTGAAGTCCTCCTCACGCAGCGCGTCGAGTTCGACGCGCAGCATCTCCTCGTCCCACCCAGCGTTGAGCGCCAGCCGGTTGTCGGCCAGGACAAGAGCGCGCCGTTGTGTTTCGGTAAGGTGATCGAGAACGATCACCGGAACCTCGGTCAGACCGAGCTTTCGAGCAGCCAGCAGGCGGGCGTGGCCGGCGATGACGATCCCATCGGAGCCGGCGAGAATTGGGTTCGTCCAACCGAACTCGGCGATCGACGCCGCGATCTGGGCGACCTGTTCGTCACTATGCGTGCGCGCGTTCCGGACGTAAGGGATGAGTCTCTCGACCGGCCACGTCACCACCTGGAGCTGCGTCATGCGGACTGCGTTTGACTGGGGACGGGTTGAGTGGGTTTGGAAAACAGTCCAAGCTGGTTGTGCAGATCGACGATGTTGGAGATCATCGGAACCACGATGGCGGCTAGCTTGTCCCAGGAGAACGACTGCGTCAGATCGGCCGATGCATCGTAGGCCTGCTTGACGACGTTCAGAATCAGATCCAGCTTTTTCTGCCCTTGCCCGGGCAGCGGGATGGCGTCCTCAACGGCTTTGACGGCGCTGAGGATGATTGGAAATAGCTTCAAGATCACGGTGAGTGTGTTCATCAGTTTGGTCTCCACTGAAAAAGCCCGGGGCGGCTCACGCGGGTCTCGCGCGGCCGCCCCAGAGTCGGAGGAAAACGGAGCTACGCAGCAGCCGGTTTCGGCTGCGTCTGGGAAGGGGTCGAGGCACCGCCGGACGCGGTGACCACGACCGGCACAAGCGCGGCGATGGTCTGCGAGATGGCCGCAGCCAAAGCGCTGGCGATCACCGGAGTGAGCGACGTGAACAGGTTCGCGACGTTGGCAGTGACTGCCTCCGCGCTCACCGCCTCGCCCGCGCCAGCCGCGGCAACGGCGCCCTTGGTGGTTTCGCTGGCCGCCGTTCCGGCAGGGGACACGGTCTGCTGGCTTTCGGTGGTGCCGACCTGGCCGGAGAGCACGATGCCGGCGTTGACGGCGTGATCGAACGTCGCCGCATTCTGCGCGCGACGCGCGGCGGTCTGCGCCATGTCGAGCGTGATCGCTTCCCAGGCGCGCTGCCGCGCCAGAGTCTCGCGCCGGTTGTCCAACTCTTCATCGAAGAGCAGTTTGATGTTCTCGGCACCGCCCAGCAAGCTCGGCTGGTGGGTGACGACGGGAGAAAGATTGGGGTTCGGAGTGGGGCTGGTGGCGTCTGCCATGGAAAAGTCCTTTCGGTTGAAGTTAGGGGTAGAGCCGCGCAGCCCGGATCGCCGGGCCGCGATGGAAACTTGTGAGCTACGCTTTACGCTTCGGTGCGTAGTAGGGCATGCCATTCTTGTGGCGAATGGATCGTGAGTCACGCCGGCGCAAATCCGCAGTCGCGGAAGCGGTAACGCCGCGAGCCGCTGCAACTTTGTTGAACGTCTCACCGCTACCGGAGAGCACCGGATCGGTTTCGGCCAGATGCTCGATGCGGCGCAGAACAACATCGCAGTAGGCCGGCGAGATCTCGCAGCCATAGCCGATGCGATTGAGCACATGCGCCGCAGCGATCGCGGTTCCGCTGCCAAGAAACGGATCGAAAACGATATCGCCCGGATCGGAGTACGCTTTCACGAAGAACTCGACCAGCGCACGCGGGAACGGAGCCGAGTGCGATCCTTGGTTGCTCTCGGTTTTGGCCTCGATCACGTTGCTCGGCCTTGCGATGCCCTCGTATCGCCCGGCGTCATCCCCGGCACCGGCCTTACGGGCTGCTTCACCCCGCGCCCCGGTGCCCAGAAGCCCGCTGCCAGATCGCGATTTTGGGTTTTCGGGTGAGTAATCGAAGCAGTCGTCCGAGGCGTGGCCCACCGCCGTCGGCCGGAACTTGATTTCCGGCTGCCGGCAAAAGTGGAATACCGGCTCCCAGGCGTTCTTGAATCGGTTGTTCCAGCCGCCGGGCACGCCGTTGTCGGTCTTGCGCCAGCAGAACTCGTCGACAAAACGCCAGCCCCACTGCCGCTTGTGCGCGATGACGAGATCCTTCACGTACAGATGTCGCTCGCCCTCGGCTGCATGCTCCTTGATGTTCAGCAAATAGGAGCCGTCGGGCGCCAGGATCGCCTGGATGTTGCCGGCCACGTCGCGAAACCAGGCGATGTAT